ACCGGATGTATCAAACTCATTGCCTGGCGAATTGTCTGATGGAGAGAGAAGCTACGTTGAGACAGAGGAAAAAAGAATGGCTAGTGATATAGTCTACAAAAAGCAACGAGCAGGCAAAAAGATTGAAGAAACGCTGGAGCGAGCTAAGGAGATATTTTAATGGCGGGAACTAAAGCAGGTGCGAAAAAAGCATCTAATACAATGAAGAAACGGTACGGCGATGATTATTATCGTCGGATCGGTAAAGTTGGCGGTCAAAATGGTCGTACAGGCGGTTTTTACGCTGACCGTGAAATGGCTAGAAGCGCAGGTGCTAAAGGTGGTCGGATCAGCGATCGTAGTGGCGTCAAGAATAAAAATAAACGACCACTTTGGGCTTTGCTAATAAACTGGCGTCGAATTGTTAAAGAATACATTAGCGAACACGCTCACGACATAGCATACGACGTCATAGATACAGCTTATGGCAAGGGCGTTGGCGTGGATGATTTGTCTGATGCGAATATTGCGGCTGAATACTCAGCCGGTGATCTGGCTGATATATATCTGGACAAGATTATCGAGGAGGTTGACACTACAGACGGTGCTTATGAGCCAAGTGAATATGTTAGTAATAATTTGTACAACATCCTTGCTGATGCTTTGCTAGACTACATTGCCGACTCAAAACAGAGTGATCTGTATTGGCAGGCTTACCGTGAGTTCAAGGAAGTACAAGGGCGAGACGATGGATAGTATGCGCCTGAAGTCTATAGCATGCGGCGGGTTATGCGTGACTTGCAAGAGGAGTGAAAAGTTTACTCTTTATCCATGGAACAACTTAGGCTACAAGGGGCTGATCGTTGTAACGGTCAATATGAAGTCGCACTATCGTAAGGCTGATGGACGTTGGGCAACTAATCGTCTAAGAGAGCTATCCTTGCTAAGCAGTACGCTGGCTGATAGTTATGGGTATGCGATAGTCGTAGCCAGATCTGACGAGGAGACTAACGATATTGCAATCTCATACGTTAATGGTAAGCCCGAAGCTAAACGTCTTATTCGATATTTTCAAGGTGTTGTAGATTAGTCATACCGCTTGACTTTCTATAAGCACTATGAGACAATAATAATGTCAAAGAAAGGAGGACAACATGAACGAAACAAGCCAGCGTAAGTATCACTGGCACAACGGTCGGGTGATAATTGAGCGAGAGATTATCGATGGCTGTAGCAATAAAAGCGTTGTAGCGGGGCTGTCAGTAGTACTTCTACTATTTTTACAGCTAGCAATACATGCTTTTGGGGCATTACTCATAGGATAATGTATGTGCAGCGGTTTTTCTAAAAAGGAGGGATTACGGGTAAAAGTACTAAGAAAGCTAGCCAGGCTATTCAAAAAGCTCAGGCTAAGCAAGCTGTCACAGGTAGTCGATTATCTAGATTCAAGATTTACTTTGAAGCAATATAAAGGTAAAACTTACCATACAAAAAGTGAGGTCGAGCGTCGTCATAAGATATTTAACGATACAAGACCTCACGATGATATCGACGACTTGATAGAAGCACTAGAGTTTGAAAGCTTTATGAGGGATAAATATGACCATAGATAGATTAACGATGCGCGAAATGAAGGTTAGGTGTACCACCATCGTAAATGGATACGCCTCCATCGATAGGAAGCAAAAAGATGCCATCAATGCTTCTGCCTCTGCCGCCGCTAGCTCCGGCAGGCTTGGCTCCGACAAGGTGTTCTACAACTTAGGACGAGCCGATGGATTTAGGCAGGACTTGGGTGCTTGTTTTGACGATATGACTTGTTTAGTAGATCGGCTCTTGCGACTGCTTGACAACGAGCTAGCGTCAACTAAGCAGGAGAAATGAGCGATGGATTGCAGGATATTGGGAAAGACCAAAGTTGTTAGCCTCGGTGATGTAAGGTTGCACGACTGGGGTTTGGAAGAATTGCAAAAGGACGCACCGCTTGGTGTTGCCGTGGCAGAGGTCATTTATTGGTATAAGAAGTTCGGCTATGAGGGCGGTGGCACTATAGTCTATCGGGACTCTTGCGATAAATGGCACATCGACGACTTAACTCACTGCTCATGTTATGGACCATGTCATTACGGCTTTAGCGAAATAAGCTATTCTCTTAGCGATATCAAGAAACTTCTCAAGAAGGACGATTACTATGAGAACGGCGGTAAAGAGATACTAAATTATCTAGAGGACGACCAGTTTAAGGAGGACAACAATGAGTGAAGAAATTACCAAAACAGCAACGATAACGGTAAACTTAAGTCAATTTACTAAGGCGGTCATGACTGTCTGCGCAATGGTCGAGGCGGCTGCCGAGCAATATGATGACGTGTCGGCAGATGCGTTTGAGCAGATCCAGAAGAGGCAGTCGAGCGATAAGAAAGGAGATAGTAATGAGTAATAATAAGTCGGTTGTATATAAACTGAAGGTAGCCTGGTCATCTTTTAGAGCTGGCGACAAGTTTACTGCGAGCGGTTACGATGATTTGTATAAGCTCGTCAACGATGACGGTAAGCTTGTGCTGGCTGAAATACCGGCAGACTTATTAGACAATATTAGTGGTGATTACTGGAAGTTGAAGGAGGACGAGAAATACTACTATATAGACGAAGATGGCGACGTTTTTAGTGGCATATTTAGCAGATTTAGCAGGGGTCCGGTTAAACTCGGCAATTACTTTAGGACTGAGGAAGAAGCGCAAGCCATGGCTACTTGGCTCAAAGCTCGACAGAGACTGATTGAAAGTGGGGCGAGGTTTGTCAATACGATAGACGTCGACTCCTCGCAGAGTTACTACACTATCTATTACACTATAAATCGTGGTGATTTGGTGATTGAAGACGCCTATATCGGCGAGAATACTGTAGGTGATAAGAGACTATATTTTGACGACAGGCAATTAGCCGATAAGAGCATCAAAGAGCACAGGGAAGATTGGCTGACATATCTTGGCGTGAAGGAGAAGAGCGATGATAATTCATAACCTTGGTGCTGAAGCTACGGATATAGAGCACTTGCAAATGGCGTTGCTCATCCGGACAGACATAGACGTTGTTAAGTATTCTGACGTCTCAGTTATTCGTTACATTGATGACAGCAGTGATCGTCGATATGGCACGTTTGTCTACCAGGTAGGGGGCGGGGCTTGGCGTATCGCTCGGATTGAGCGTGGATCGAGCAACAAAGAACTTGTTGTCACTCAAAAGAGCGATAAGGTCTATACCCTACACGAAGTAATTCCCGCCCTGACTAGAGGTGGCTATCACGGGGCTAAACAGATAGCTAGTTACATGATGAAGCATTACGGTTTAGAGAAGGAGGTAAGTGATGACCAAGACTAAAAGACAATTTGACCTCACGGAGTTCATGGGCGATGCCTGTATGGTTGCACTTGCGGTGGCACTCATTTACGGGCTAGTTGCCTGTGCCTTCTTCATAACTGACGATGCTCTAAGAGAGAGACAAAAGAAGATGGACGGTTGTTGCGCTCAATGTAAAGATTTAAGCAGGAAGAAAGGAGAGAGAAAATGATGAGAAATGACTATGAATTGCGACGCCTTGACCTTTGTCGTCGCAAAACAGAAATGCTGCTTAATATTGCTAGAGATGCAATCATAACGGGGCTGATAATTCTAGTGATATGGGTTGCCTGTGAGGTTGTTCATAGTGCCACCCTGCCCGACGAAAACCAAGCCAGATGTGAAAGCCTAGGTGGCAAGTGGTCGGTCAACCACCAGTGTTATAACGCAGGTGAGGCAACGACGATTAAGAAGCTGAAAGAGAGCTTGAAAGGGAGTCGTTAAATGATAATACGTTCGACTGGGGCTAAGGGGTTCTACGTAAAGAAAAGAGCACCCTATGGCGACATTCGCAGTAATTACTCGCCTAAATACGAGCTAAACATGTACCACTTTGACAACCTGTGCAACGAGTTGTCTGACAGGAAACGGAGTGGAGAGCAAGTGAGCTTTGTGGCAGGTCGGTATGATGATGAACATGAGTTTAGTACAGCACTTGTTATGGCACTAGTGTCAGCTCTTAAAGAAACGGCAAAGATGTCTACCGTCCCCTTCGACAGAGAGGTCATAAAAAAGGTTCATGCAAACATTATGCGTGCAATTGTCGAGGGTGGCGATGGGCGAATTAACATGGCGGATTGGGCGGGACATAAGAAGTGTCTCGACGAGGTGCTCGCCAGAGGAGGCGATGTGAGGTGTAAAATATCGTCGCATCTTAATAAGTATTTTTATATAGCAGAAGCTGTTTGGAGTATAAAATATCATGAATGAGATACCAACTAAAGACGTCCTTGACCGTTACAAGAAGATAGGCTTAGTCGATAAACGAACAGATAAAGAGCGTGGGCTGAATATTTATGTTTACACGATGTTCACTCAGAAAGAGCGACTATGGAACTATGTCACCCTGAACGCTAGAGGCATCGTCTATGACGACAAAGGCAGACTAATCCAACGGTGCTTACCTAAGTTTTTCAATCACGATGAGCCTGATGGCATAAATGTTATTCAGACGCATAGACAATTATGGGCTGTACCCGAAATTACAGAGAAGCTGGACGGCTCACTGATTAAAGTGACCAACGACCCTGAATACGGCTTGGTAATTACCTCTAAAGGCAGTTTTCAGAGTGACCAAGCCAAGATGGCGGAACAGATACTAAATAGCGATAAATACAGGCTATTCAAGTTTACGCCAGGCTTGACATACGTTTTTGAATTAGTGTCACCTCAGAACCGAATTGTAATTGATTATAAGGATACTAAACTGGTGTTGCTGTGTGTCATTGATAACGAGTCAGGGGCGGAGCTGAAACTAAAAGACGATGAGACACCGTTTTCAAAGCCAAACGCGTATATGTCTGACGTGCTGATAGACGTCAATCGTCTAAACAACGGTAAAGATTTGCACGAGGGTGTGGTGGTCAATTTTGGCAATTACCGCCTGAAGTACAAGACCAACGAATACATTAGGTTGCATCGTGTCGTCACTAACTACACTACTAGGCGTGTTTGGGAAGACTTGTCTAGTGGGCGTAAAACCGACCGTCTCAACATGCCTGAAGAGTTCATCAACTGGCTAAATAGGACGGAAAATAGCCTGAAGAATAAGTACAACGACTTATCAGCTGATGTGAGCATGGCTATCCTCTATTGCAGGGATATGACTAACAAAGAGGTAGCTACCTGCCCTAACCCATTTATTAGAAACCATAAGAGTTACGTTTTAGCTTATCGTTCAGGCAAAGACGTCTCTCAGATGATGTGGCAAGCGATTAAACCGAAAGGAGGAGTGAAATGAAACTCTTGCTACTGAAGGGGCTACCAGCCTCAGGTAAAACCACCTTTGCAAAGGAGCTTGTCAGAAAAGACGGTAACTGGGTGCGGGTGAATAAGGATGATTTACGCAACATGTTGCACGGTGGCAAGTGGTCATCCAGCCGCGAAAAGAAGATAATTGCGTGTGAGCGAACGCTTGTCGGGACATTGCTAGGAGAGGGAAAGAACGTAGTGGTGGATGACACTAACCTAAACCCAATTCATGAGCGATATTTTAAGGGGCTGACTGAAAGCCATAACGCCGACTTTGAGATAAAAGAGTTTGATACACCCCTAGAGGAATGTATCAAGCGTGACAATGCCCGACCTAATGGCGTCGGCGAGACGGTGATACGGAAAATGTACAATCAGTATCTCAAGCCCGCACCTGCTAAGTATACGCTCGACCCGATGCTACAGCCCGCTATCGTTTGCGATATTGACGGAACTTTGGCGCACATGCACGACAGGTCGCCTTATGATTGGAGCAAGGTAGGCAATGATAAGGTAGATATACCTATTGCTTGGCTCACCAGCATCTTGTTTAGAAGCGTCAGTGTTATCTTGGTATCGGGCAGAGATGAGAGCTGTCGTAAAGAGACCGAGGATTGGCTAGCCAAGAATTGTATCTGTTACACCGAGTTGATTATGCGAAAGGAGGGAGATAATCGACCAGATGAGGTAGTCAAAGAGGAGATATTTAACGAGAATATCCGAGGAAACTATAACGTCAAATTTGTCTTAGATGACCGAAACAAAGTGGTCGACATGTGGCGTCAATTAGGATTAAAATGCTTACAAGTAGAAGAAGGAGATTTTTAAGATGTGTGACGAGCTTGCGCACAAAATGCGTCTCAGCCTAAACGAAGAGGTGGACTTTCTACACACATGCGCAGACACCATAGAAGACATAGTCAAGGAGTCGGGAGATTGTATCGATGTGGCAAGGCTATATAGAACTATCGACATATTAAAGCGGTCAATCGACAGAGTACGTGATGATGTTGCTAACTTAAACCGATACCATAAGGAGCTAGAGAAGAATGCCGAACCTAAACGAGCAAGCTAAGAACCTAATGAGTGAGGTGCTCATTTGGCTAGATAACGCCAGAATGCTCAAGATATACGCCAGAATGGCTCACGTTATCATCGATGCGGGGCTAGACCCTACAGATTTAGACAATGCCGGTGGAGCGTATTTAGACATATCCAATGAGGTATATAAGTCATTTGTCATCGGTCACACCAAGACGATAAATAAGCTAGGTGACGTATTAGTTAGGATAATGCTGAGGACTGGCGTATACGGTAGGATTATGGATAAGCCAAGTGAGTATCTAGAAGTAATGAGTAAATGCGTCAAGATAAATGAGGAGAGAAAGAAGGAGACAATCTGATGGTACAGAAATGGTACTGCCTGGTGTGCGACTATTGTGGCAATGTGATGAACTACTGGGAATGTTCATCGGTAAAAGAGGCACTAGCTACTGAGCGTGAGGTCGTCAAGGGTAGTGTTGTGTTTGCGAACGGCAAAACGTTTTGTGATAGAGAGTGTTACAAGAAATATCTGGCTAATCACCGCCGTAGCCAAGATGAAACGGATAAATAGCGGATAAATAACGGATAACTTTACGTAATGACCGAGGCTGATTTACAAGTACAAGTAGCTTATTACCTCAGGTTGCAATATCCTGACGTCATTTTTCACTCTGACTATGGTTCAGGAGTAAGACTAACCAGGTATCAGGCTAATGTGCAACGTAAACAGAATGGTGGACGTCGAGCCTACCCCGACATGTTCATTGCCAAGATGATGCACGGTAAGGGTGGGCTATTTATCGAGCTGAAGAAGGAGGACACTAGACTGAAGAAGCAGGACGGTACTTGGGCTGGAGCGCATTTGACTGAACAGGCGGAGATGCTAGAGAAGCTAAGGAGCGAGGGTTATGAAGCCACCTTTGCCGTAGGCTTTGACGAAGCTAAAGAGATAATTGATAATTATCTGGGTAAGAGAATGACTAACAAGGAGCGGGTAGACAAGGAGGGCTTTTGATGTGAGCAGAAAATACACCACACATAAAAGTAAGTTATCCAAAATTGAAGGAGGGTATAAGACTAGAGATAAGAATATAGCTAAGTATGGCGCAGACTACTATAAGCGGATTGGTTCAAAAGGCGGTAAGAATAGTACTATGCGTTGGTTCAGAGATGTGCCTGGAAGTGCCAGGCGAGCCAGATTGGCTAGACAGCGTCGACGACTAGGGCGTATAAAGGGCTGGAAATATGATTTGGCTGATTTATTGGGGTTAAGGTCATGAAGAAAGACTGGGATAGCATAGCTAACGTTATATTGATTGTCGGTTGGGTGATAATAATGATATTGATGATTGTTACCCATTGACACGACATGCAAGTATGGTAGACTAGCTGCATACAATCGTGAATGCATTAGCTAGCAGTAGTCACGGTTGGAAGCCCACATCAAAAGGTCTTGTGCCTGAGGTGTGGGTCTTTTGTTTTATCAAGCATCATTGTAATAACATCATCAGGTTGACGTCATGATAATACGCTATAATTGAGATATGAAGACGTTTACTCAGATGAAGTCAGAAGTAGCTCAGCTGTGCGGTTTAGACGACAGCTCGGACGAGCTAGTTAAGATAGCCAAAGATATCTGCTCAGGTTCTCAGCTCGTCAATTCTCTAGCTAGACGATATCCTGTCACTAAAACTAAAACAACCGATCTGATTGCTAAGCAGACAACATATCAGCTCAGCGATGACGTTTTGAGAATAACAGCTGTGACAGCTAGAGACAGCGAACTGGTCGAGATAAAGAGTACGAGCGAATATCTAGCTGTTAAGCATAACTGGCTAACTCTTGCCTCACAACCAACATACTATTTTGTCAAGACACCGCGTCAGATTGAGCTATTGCCACCGAGCGCAGTGAACGTCACTGATGGGCTAAAAGTCATCTATGAGGCTAAAGCGACTAGATTGCATATCGATGATTATCCTGTCAAAGTCAAGCTAGAGACTAACAGCGATGCTGTTGAAGCTGTGGGTGGCGATAAGTTCAGATCTGATGTGGTAGACGATTGCTATATGATTTTCCCAGATGAACGAGCGATTAAGATAGATAGACGGCTTGACGATACTCACCTGTTACTACAGAACTACTATGAAGGTGAAAGCTCAGCTAATACTACTGTTACAATCGGTCAGAGCGTGGATATTCCAGAAGAATATCACGACGCTATCGTTTATTATGCCTGTCAACAGTTCTATCTGATGCGCAAAGACTTGCAGACAGCCGGCTACTATAAGCAACTATATGATGAGCTAGTCGAGCGATATCGCACAACGTATGGCTTGAAGACGTCAGATGGCGTTATCAATCCATATCCTAGATTGCCTGTCAATGACCCACGAGTATCACCTTGGAGGCTAAATGGCTAGCCGATACGACAGTACAGATTTAGTTATCTGTCAGACGTCGTTTTACGGCGGGCAAGGCTCGGATAAGAAGGTTGGCATCAAGAACGCTTATGCTGACAGTGAGTGCGTAGACGCTAGGTTAGAGCCTAGTGCTATGACTGTTTTAGCTGAACCGAGTATTATACGCAAAACTACTGAACTGGGTCTGGTCACTGGCATGACACAATCTGCTGATGGTATCAAGTGGATAATAACCGACCATGGCAAGTTGATTAAAGTGGACAGAGCTAATATAGCGACGGTCGAGGCTAACGTTTGGACAGATAGCGTCAGTAGAGCTGATATCGCTTATCAGGGTATGAACGATACGCTATATATCACGGCTAATAATAGATTGTACAGCTTTGACAATGTCACTGGGGATAATCTTTCAAGCAGAATAATAGTTCATAGCTTAAATTACAGCACGTCTAATACCGTGGCTCAGATACTAGTTAGAAGCCCAGCCGGCTATCTGACGGGCAATGGCGTGGACAGGTGGTCGTTTAAGGCTGGTGGGGCTGGTACTACAGTAGTTAAGACGTCATTATCTGAGCAGGACGATGATAAGTGCGTTTTCATCCCAGACGTGTCTCCGATGGCTAAGATAGCTGTACGAGTCAGGTCTCATCCAGTATCTGGTGAGATGACGCTGATTTTACATAATAACGCCAATAAGGAGATAGCTAGAGCCAAGGCGTCAGTTAGCGATATCAAGCCCGATGGTACGATTGACTTTACCTTTACTAAACCGATCGAAATTGTGACTTATAAGACAGGCGGTACTGAATATCATATCCATTTAGTAGCCGACACTAGCGACTGGACTGTTGATTGTTATGAGAGCGGTAAGATGTACGGATTGCACTTCAGATACTATGCTAATGCACTAAATATCACCAGCAGTGGCTATCATCCGATAATGGCTTACAAGGATGGCACTCTATTGGTTGGCAATGGCAGATACCTGATGCAGTGGCTACCGACAGGAGCTGAGGCAGAGACACCAGAGGTGATGCAGTCTAACCGTGTCAGTGCTGTTGACGGCATGGAGATAACCAGCTTGACCAGTTCAGATGAGTATATCGTGATGGGCTGTGAAAGAGTCGGTAAGGGTCAATCGAGAGACTTTCAGCAAGGTAGCTTGTGCTTCTGGGATTGCGTGGCGGATAATGTCAACTTCAGGGTAGATTTAGAAGAGGGCGCACCTCAGAGCTTGTATTCTTATCAAAATATCATCTATATGGTGATAGACAACGGCTTGTATGCCTATACCGGTTCAAAGGCTATCGCTAAGATACGAACGCTGACCAGCGACCTGGGCGAGTTTTCAGGCGTAGATAACCAGACGGTCGTTTATGACCACGCCATGACCGTGCGTAAAGGGATACTACTGCTAGCTTACCCCGGCAAAACCACTCTCAAGACTAGAGCTGGTGTCTACAGTTATGGTTCATTAGACAAGAACTACCCGAATAGCTACTACTACTCATACGCCTTGCCGGGTCTGCCCGATAATTGCAATACGGATAAGTATAGCTTTGAGGTCGGTGGTATTTGGAACTTTGGCGAGAACCTTTACATCTCTAATCGAGTTCACGACAACGTCAACAACTCTGATACCTGGTATATAACTGTAGTCAATAACTCATCAAAGCCAGCTAAGAAGTTTAAGTATGAGAGCTTGGAGTATGACGGTAGCTATCTCTGGAAAGCTAAAGAACTGCTTAGGATGGTGGCTACTTTTGACCCATTGCCACAAGGGTGCACTATTAAGCTAAAGTATAAGATAAATGGCGGTAAGTGGGTGCTTAGCGAGGGGCAAGCTAAGGCGGCCGATACAGAGCTATATTTTGAGGTCAACAAGCGATTTAAGGTGCTACAATTTGGTTTAGAAGGCATAAATGACGGTGCTGCTAAGCCCGCTAGAATAACCTCAATCGGTATTAACATAAGGAGCTTGCCTGAGGAAGGTAAGATGCATAAATAATGGCAGAGCCTGTATATAATCAGAATACTAACGATTTGGTCACCAGTTATTCTCAGACTAAGCCAACCGAGCTTAAAGCTACCTTTGAGGAGATTGGCAATGTCAGTGAACTGGATATTGCTCAACAGACTCAGATAGCACCACGACAGACTAGAACAGGTGTCACTAGAGGTACTCAGGTGGTGCAAGGTCTCTACCAGGTGAAAGACAATAAGGGTAGAGTGGTGGTACTGATGGGTTATTCACCAGGAGCTTTCTAGTGCCAATTCTTGAACCAAAGCAGATGCCGTCGACTATGCGACCTAGACAGGATTACGGCATTAAAATTGCCAAGAAAGGCTATGACGCTAGAACAGCATCAGACGTAAACTTGCTGTATTGCTCATCTTTTCCGTGCTTACAATTGATAACAACTATTGACCAGAACAGCCCCTGGCAGGTGCTACAAGACGGTGCTACTACTGAATATGACATGCGTAGCGGTGATATTAGAACTGTCTACGAGTACAAGGCTAAATTGCTACATAATCTAGGCTATTCACCGATGATAGTCGCTACAGATGAACCAGCCACATTTGGTGAAATGTATCGTGGCTTCTGGTGGGACGAGAGCTGGATATATCAAGAGATTACCGCTTACGACTTGAACATATATAACGAGCATAAAGCTCAGACGCTCAAAGATAGAGCTTTGCTTATCGCTGTGGATATCAGCCATGATATTGAATACCCATATTTTGACACACCGGACAGCACTGATTGGGGCGAGACGTACGATTATGGCTTAAAACATATCCTTAGCGACAATCCTAAAGAAACAGACCCAGAGAAGTTAGGCTTGAACGCTATGGTGCAGAGTCAGCTAGTATTAGCAGTTAAGGTGGCTACCTTTAACAAGAAAGAGAGTAGCTTCTATCCGTTGCCTGGTGGGATGGATTACAACCAAGTATCAGCTTATTCTTTCATTCAGAACAGCAAGGGGCTATGGCACAACACTGGTGTATCTTGTCAGGATGGTGGAGGCTATCGAGCTTATACGCTGGATGGGGCTAAAGGGTTTAATATCGATGGTCACCTGGTTTATCCCAAGAATAGCCTAGTCGTAGTCAGACAGCCGATGGTGGCTAGTGAGGTGACCAGATTGGTGGTCAATCCATGAGATGGCTCAGACTAGGTGGTGTAGGCGACACCCAGTCAATAGATAGTAACATCATTGTTCAGCATGGCTGGACTGTTGATGGTGTGTTCAGGGTTAAAGACCGTTACCCAGGTAATGGCTGGCTGTGTGGCAGTAGAGCAACTTATACAACACCAGACCAGTTTGGCTGTGAAATTATGAACAATAAGTTTTATATATATTACGGTAGTAAAAGAGTAATGCTAGATTACCCCGATATGTTTGATATCCCTTATGATAGTAGCCCGATTTACCGTCTACATATTGAGCCTAGTTATGGCTCAATAAATGGACGGCGGGTAGAGCTTAATAGCACGATTATCAACCCCAGCCGGTCAGTCTTCATTGGCTCAGTCAATACGGGTGGCGAGGTCGAGAAACGAGCACCACTGATGGATGTGGGTGAGCTTATCTTACGAGACGAGACTGGTGCTGAACGGCTACACGTTATACCTGTTAAACAAGGTAGCACCGAATATAGCACTACACCCGCCCCGAGTGATTGTCTGTTTGATTTAGTCAGCAAAACTTACAAGGTTAAGTGTCAAGGCAAGGGTGTGCCTTACTATGAGGACGACGCTGAGGGGTCAGGCGAGCTACCACCTAAAGATGGCGGTATCGTATCGAGGTCAGATTATGGGCTGAAAGTACTATCGCCCTATGACGATAACGTCGTCTATCTGAACAGTGCCTACAAGCTGATTGGGGCGGACATATCACGTAAAACACCTCAGATAAAGACGTATAAGTTCACCGTGCTAGGTGACGCCCCAGAGCCACCAGTTTATCCTAATCCGTTTACCTGGGATAACGTCTATAGGTCAGGTCATGGTATGCAGAAAAAGCATATCCACACCATTAAGACAGGCATACCCAAAGGACAACTTAGGATAATCAACCTAGCCCATAGTGAGATTGGCAACGGTAACCTCAGGTCAACTATTCATGAGGCTTGGTGGCAGTATGACGGTGATGGCAACTTTGACGTTTATTTTCCTGCTAACAGTACCGACGCTACTTTTGCCTACTCGAACTTCAATATTACAGAAAACGTGATATCTGCCGGAGCTACTAATGAGCTATTTGTCTGGGCGTCTGCCCCGAGTGGTGTTTATCCTGCCAGAGGTTATATCAACGGCTCACAACCGACTATGTCGATGAGTACTGATCCGAGCATCCATTGTGGCTTTTCTATCGAGCCAAGAGATAACGGTGATATCGATATCTACTCTACCGTGGCGTGGGCGTGGGGTAACAGGTCAGCTGGTGGTCAATGGTGGTTTACCTCACAATGGTGGAGCTGGTGGTGGCTAACAGGCATCACTTTTGATATCACCACGCTAATTACCCCTTACCATTTATAATAAGACTATGGATTGGCAAAGACGGCTACAAGAAGCTCAACAATATGTAGACCAGACTTATGGTGCATACGGTGCCGCACAAGAGCAGACCAAGCAGGCTAAGCAAGCTTACGATATTGCCTTTGACCAACGCCCCGATTACCAGACGATATATGACCAGTACAAGCGTCAATCAGAGCAAGACCTAGACGTATCGGGCGTTAAAACTACTCTAGATAAGTCTAAGGAGGCTTTGGCGGTAGTTAAAGACCAGCTAGATAGGCTCAGTACTACTATTGTTCAACGATTTGGTGGCAATCTCACCGAGGAAGAACTAGAACGGGTCAAAGAACCTCAAGAAGAAGCCCTTACTAGCCGATTTAAGCAGTATAACGCCGATTACCAGACCAAGTTCAACGATTATCATTCTAGGGTCGAGAAAGCTTTCAATCAGGCACTAGGGCTAACCAATAAGCAGAGTGATAGCTACTGGTCGGGTATCAAGAGGCGGGCTGATGACTGGAATACGGCAGTCAAGAACGAAGAGCAGTGGTCGAATATGGCTACTCAAGCTAGATATCAGCAACAGTCGGTTCAGGGTGCTTATGATTGGTGGAATATCAAGCAACGCTGGATGGCTCAGGAGCGAGAGATAGAGGCTAACAGGACTAAACGATACCAGAGTGCTATCAACTCAGAACTTAGCCGAGCTAAAGCCGATTCAGAGCGTGAATACAATGCTATGTTAGCTACCGCCCGCAAGCGTTCAGATATTGCTAAGACCCAATCAGGTGAGTTATCTCTAGCTGAATACTTCAGAAGATACGAAGGCGGTGCTTATGCGGGGGCTTATTAGCGTGGCTACTGTGTTACGATAATCCTAAGAATAGGAGTTTAGATGGATTTTAGTGGACGTATTGCATCAGCTAACCGAAACGCAGACGCTAGTTATCAGAAATACAATGCCTACCAACAGCAGGCGGATGAGGCGTATGGCAAGTATAACACCGCTTTTGACAAGCGTCAGAGCTTTGGTGACATATATAACGCAGCTAGAGATAGGCATCTCAACACCGATGAGATTAACAAGGCTAGAACCAGCTATCAGCAAGCTAGAGAAGCGGTAGACCAGCTTAACGATACTATCAATCGTATGCCCGACACTATCAGGCAACAGTACGGTGGCAATCTAACCCAGGCTCAGCTATCACGGATTATGCAGTCTAGACAAGGCGACAACGCTAACACCATGAACATGCTCAGTCAGAACTACAACAACGCCTTGCAAGATTACACTGATTTAGCTAATCGAGGTATGCAGGAGACGCAGTACGTAGCTGGCAATCAGATGAGCGACCAGGAGAAGACTTTGGATGCTTTGCGTAGTGTTTGGTCGACCTTGCTTGGTCAGCGCAACTCTGCCTACCAGATGAACCAGCAGGATAGAGGCTTGCTGGCTAATGAGTATGATGCTAGAGACAAGTACCAGTTAGCTCAAGACCAGATGGCGTTAGATAGGTGGAAAGCGCAGCAGGAGAACTACCGCGCTAAGTTAGCCGCTGATGCCCAAGTGAAGGCGGCGAGTATAGGTAACTATCTGTCTCAGCGTCAGCCTAGTAGAAGCAATACCGATAAGCCCCCCAACAACAACACCTACACCCCGAGAAAGCGTCAAGAGCCGATTTATGCTACCAAGGCTAATAATCTTTGGGACGCCATCAAGATGTATGGACCGCTAGCGGCACTTGGCGGTGGCATATGGTGGGCTAATAAGGGTATAGAGAACCGCCCGGGCAATTCATATGGCGGTAATGGCGGAGGAGATTGGTAAACATGGATATTCTAGGTAACTTAGGCAAGTTGCTTTTTGGCACAGGACGACAATATGACCGTGATACGGTCAATAAGCAGATAGACCAAGCTAATGCTTTGAACCAACAGGCTAATGACTATTACGCCAAGAACATTGAAGGGGTCGATTGGGGTGGCCTTAGCCCCGATGAGCAGGCTAGACGTTCAGCAATCATGAACTCTTACAACAATGCCCGAAGCCAGAACAAGAACGGATTAGACGCACTAGGTAAAGCTTATGAGCAGGAGGAGAAAGATTGGCGATACAAGCCTCTTGGTAACGGGATAATCGGCGGTATTATCAACCCGATGTACCAGGCGGGGACAGCGGCGGTCGATTTGATGGGCAATACATACAAGCAGAACAATCGTGACCCCGTCTCAGATATTGGGGCTGGTGTCGAGAGCATTATGAATATCATCCCGGGAGCATCGGGCGTCAAAGCTTTAACCTCAGCAGGCAAAATTAGTAGAGGCGCACTGGTTAGGAATGCCCTGGCAGGCGCAGCGAGCAATGTGGCTAATACCTATCGTGAAGGCGGTCAAAACACCAAGCTCAGCGATGCTTTGGGGCGTATACCTATGGGTGCAGCAATGGGCGCAGCTATGCCTATCGGATTTGAAAAGTTTGGCAGTCTAAAAAATAAGCTGACAGGCACTGATTGGCGTAAGTATCTGCCCAAGTCCACTATGGGCAAGGTAGCTTTAGGTGGCGGTGCTTTATATGGTGGCAGTAAACTATTGCCGTTATTTGGCGGTGGACAAAACCAGAACCAGTATCAAGACCAGTATCAAGATGATGAAGATGAATATGGAGGAGGCTACTACTAATGTTTAGTAACATTTTAAGCAAGCTATTTAGAAGCTCAGGCGATGATATTGCCCGAGGCGTTGCTAATAGTGCCTCTAGGGGATTAGCAAGTAGCCTAGCTAGAAACTATGGTGACGACTTAGCTAACGTCGCAGTAGCCAGTGCCTCTAGAGGGCTAGGCAAGAGTGCCTTATCTAATCTAGGGCGTGAAATAGCTGATGACACTGCTCAGAGCGTGGTCAAAAAAGGTGGTTTTCTGAACTCAGTGGCTGATTTGTTGGAGAAGAGTGGCGAGACGGCAATGAACACAGGCAGAAGCGTCACTAGAGCGGGTATGGCTAAAGTTGCGCCCGATGCTAAGCACAACATTGCTGAAGTATTCAGACGGACAGGTATCTCAGACCCGGGGGCTCAGGCAGAGCTGGGACGGACACTAACGGGCACTGAAGACGCTATTCTGGATAAAGCAATTAACAGCACCAGGTCGGCTACTGATGTACTGGATATGACTCATTTTGACTTGCCCACCCGTGAATACGAGGCGGTATTGAACAGCTTTCCGTCTAATTTACGACCGCTAATTGACCACTACACCCCTGTACAGATGGAGAAGTTACTCAAGAGCGAGGGTAGTAGGCTGATGTATACAGCTAACAAGGCTGGCGATAAGACCTTGGGTGGATTGATGATGGATATGGGCGACAAGATTGCTACAGGTATTGATAACGCCGTAGAACAGGTTAGACCAGGTGCTACTCAAGAACTGTACGAGAACTCTATCAATGAGCTCAAAAGGCTTGCCGGTGAGGCTAGATTACAGAACAATACACCTTTCATGAAAGCTTACGATAAACTGGCTCAGGAGCTGGAAGCCACCCCGGCGGCGGAGAGGACTATTGCTAACTTACGCTCATTTAAGCGAGACTTTGTCAATGGTGAGAAGTTGGAGCGACTATCTGACCAGGCTCAGGGCGGTGGTGCTTTACTGGGCAACTCAGGTGGTGGTCGTGGTATGGGCGGTATGCCTAAGGGATTGACTAATTTACTGGACACTCTGGTCGGTACACCGGCTCAAGCGGCGACAGGCAAGCTTGGCTCAACCTTAGTAGGTGCTGCCGATAAGCTTAGAGACGAGGGCGTACAAAAGGCTATCAAGCGAGGTGCTTTAGCCGCTGGTGGTATTGGAGCACTATCCATGCTAGGTGACCAGTTGGGCGGCAGACAGGCTAGAGGTGCTAGTATGCCCAGTGCCGGCTCAGAGGCTGACGGAATGGGCTCAGCCGTTGGCGGCGTTGCCGGTAGCCCAAGAGATGTATCTAACGGGTTAGCTGCTGCTAATTCAGCGAGCAATGACACTATTGCGGGCTATTCTAGAGAAGACTTGGAGAACGCTTACGTCAAGGCACTGATGGATGGCAACACTAAAGCAGGCAAGTCAATAGCTAGTATTATTGACCTACTGGATAGTAGAACTAAAGCCACCGCTAAAGCCTCAACCGCCAAAAGCAGTGTCGCTGGTGCTAAAACGGCAGCTAAACAGAACTCTGCCCGCACTCAGATGAGCAGCTTGATGAAACTGTACCGACAAGCCGGTGGCGGTCATGGTGTAGGTGGACACTTAACTAATGCCCTCAATGCTATTACCGCTGACAGTGTCAACCCGGCGGCAGGAGCATACAACACTCAGCGTCAAGCATTAGCAGTAGCCCTAGCTAGAGCCAGTGGTGATAGCGGCACATTATCTGATATGGATATCAAGTCATACATGTCAATGGTGCCCGATATCGCCGATAATCCAGTGAAAGCCAGACTTAAGATACAGTCAATCTATAACATGCTGGGGCAATAACTAAAAACGGTCACAGTTTGGGTGGATATCTGTGGTATATTCACCCTATAAGATAAGTAAGGAGAAGAAATGACATTTTCTGAACGAGTTAAGACAATTACCTACAACGAGATATTGCCGTCGATTGTGGATACGGTCAATCAGAGCAACATCTTTACCGCCAGGGCGTTATCTAACCCTAAGCCGTGGCGAGGTACTACTGTCAATCAGCCTATCCAGATTGCTAACTCAACAACCGGTGGCTCATTTGATGGTATGGATGAGTTTGATACCTCAGCCACTAACAACGTGCGCAGCATGACTTGGTACGTCAAGGGCTATGAGCAGAGCATCGTTATCCCGGGTATCGAGCAGTCTGTCAACGAGACCGCCAGCAAGGGTGCTGTACGCTTGCTCGGTGCAAAGATGGATGAGGCGGCGAACTCTCTGGCTGATGGTGTCGGCAATCTGTTATATGGTTATGGTAACGGCAAAGACTTTGATGGATTGGGGCTTATCGTCGATGACGGTACTGCCACCTCTTCTTATGCAGGTTTAAGCCGTGCTGAACTGCCGAACATCAACGGACACGTCACCGCAGCGGCGGCCGGCAAGATGACTCTTGACCTTGTCTCTAAGGCGTTTGACGACGCTTCAGCGGCAGGCTCATCGCAAGAGTCACCCGACATTGCCTTCACCACCTCTCAGATTTGGAGTCTGTTTGAGAGCTTGTTGCATAAAAACAACAGCTTGCAGGCGCACTATGATGCTACAGCCATTACGGGCTACAACCGAGTGAACGGTAAGACCCCACGTGGCACTAGCGTACCCGCCCAGTCTCTGAAAGGTGCTTGGGGCGTCGATGCTATCAGCTACCGCGGCAAGCCTGTAGTGGCTGATGATAAGTGCCCGAACGGTCGGTTCTACTGGATTAACGAGCACTACCTGGAGTACCGCAATCTGAAGGGTCAAGACCTGAACAACTACAACAACAAGAACAACATAACTGAGGGTACATATTCAGATATTAAAGACCAAGTGCCGTCGTTCTTGCAGATGCGTGACTTCATGCAGCCTATCAACCAGTACGGTAAGATTGGTTGGTTGGTAATGCTTGGTAACCTAATCCACCGACAGCCACGACGCAACAGTGTGATTACGGGTATCAAGTCGATAGCCTAGGGCGTCCCGCCACAACTAAAAAGCCACCTCTCACGGGGTGGTTTTTATTGTTCTTGCCACTTGGTCGGTGAGTGCGTATCAGCGTTACGCCGGTGCTGAGGCTTGGTGGCTACACCTTGCCACTTGGTCGGTGAGTGCGTATCAGCGTTACGCCAGTGCTGAGGTGATATTGGGCGAGGCGGGCGTCTTAAAATAGACTTGCCCTTCAGAGACGCCGTAAACACGCCATATATCCGAGATGCACCCTTTATCGTAATAGTCGCCTCACCCGCAATGACGGCACTTCCAAGCAGTATGAGAGACGGTTGGATATGTATCGTAGCCCTGCCCTTGATAAATGCCTGTTTAACGAAAACGCTGACAACAGACTTACCGGTAATCTGCTTAGTCTGATACTTGTTTATTCTAGCCTTACCTCTAAGCTGAATATCCTTGTTTACGCCTGTAGTAACCTTTGACTTACCGATAATTGATGCGGTGACTGCCTTAAGAATATCTGCCCTACCGGATAGCTGAGCAGACATATTCTTGTTTATGACCGCCTTACCTCTGATTACATCAATATTAGCCCGTTCTATCCTGGCTGAGCCCTGGATGGCGATAGCGTTTTGTGCCCTAGGTGCACTGGCACCGCCCGTAGCAAATGAATACTGGGTGTAGGTCACGCTTACCTCACCTGGTCTGCCAGTGTAATTGACTAAGCCTATCTCACCGCTATTATCACCGAACTTACGTACAGCATTTATCTGCCAGTTAGCCGGCTCAGCCTCGCCGTCACGCCATATCTTAGCGTACTGGTAATTATTATCTGACCTAAACCTCACCCAATAAGGTGTGCTTAGTAACCAATTGTAGTGGTAATAAGCTATCCCTTCATTGCGGGTATCATCGTATAGAAACAGCGACAATCGTCCATAGCTGGGAATATAGCCTAGCGTCAATCCTTGTGGGGCTGACCTATAGTAGCGGTGTCCCAAAATACCATAGCTACCTAGATTCTGATTGCTAGTCCAGACGATAACACGAGTGAGTGACTCAACAACTGATGCGCCGGGCTCATATTGCCGACAACGGATAAAGACTTGCCCCTTATTATCTGCCTTAATCCAGATACAACCATGATAGTCGGGGGCAAAAGCGATATAATTACCTGGGTTATGGTCTACTATCCAGTTGGGGTTATCCCCGGGGATATTACCCGGTGTCTCATTAGAAAAATCAGTAAAATATTCATTCATCTTGTTACTATCTTACCAGTAAACAAAAAAAGACGCCTGGGGTGAGCTAGGCGTCTTCACAATATGCATCGTAAGAGTGGGATAAACTAGCTAAAAGACCACTCTCACGATAGGTAATGACCCGCAAGCAGGGAAAGATTAAGAGAAAACCCGCTTACGAGAAAGATTGTGTGTGGTGAAAGTACAAAGCATACCAGGAAAATCAACCAAAAACCCAATATGCTACACCGATATAGTACCAAGATAGCTATCTAACTACAAGCTATTTTGTAATTATTACACCGTCTAGATAGTTAGTTGTAGTGGCTCGATATTTATTCATTTTTTTGTTCTCCCTTTACAATCTCTAAGTATTGGCTATCAGGTATGACAATTACATATGACACGCTGTTAAGCTTGTAGCCGATTGTGTGGCTCTTGACCACTGGTCTTGAGCCGTCTTCCATCTTCTGTTCCATGGTGCGGTAGTAGATAAGCTCGGCAGGCTTACTGTTAATGTCATAAATAAACTGTTCATCACCTGCTAATTTAAGAGGCATGTTGTTGACATAGAAGATGCGGGCTTCCAAGTCTAACAAAACGGCTTGGCTATCATCAGTAGTGTCTTGCAAGACAAAAGCTACCAGTGGCGTCTTCTCACGTTTATCTTCTACGTCTCTAAAGGCAGACGGGTTATACTCCTTGGTCGGGTCATGCTTAGAATAGCGGTCGTCATCCGGCTGAGTAATCCGTTCACCATCTGCAAAGATAGCTTGCCATCTATATCGTTGTCCGTCCGTCATCACTAGTTCTCGTTCCACCTGAAAGCTAACGTTAGTTCAGGGGTGTCGCCAGGCTGAGCACTGCCGGTGGTCTGTAATTGGGTAACCATGTACTGGGTGTAGCCAGCTGTTGTTAGCCTGTCTACTACAGCCGTACCTTCCGGGCCTGCCGGTGCAAACTTGACCGGCTCACCGTTATCTAGAGACACGGGATTGCTTAAGTCTTTAGCACCCGCCAAAGCACCTCTAGTCGGTGTGGTGTAAGTACTGGTGACTAGTCCAACCAACTTAGTATTAGGGCTGACTGAGCCATTGACATGAGCAAACCTGCCCATAGATAACTGATTGAAGGTACCCGTGAACTTAACAAAGGTGTACTTTGGGTAGCTGTTAGTCCCCGCCAGAATAGTAGCGTTAGCGGGTGACGTTGTAGTATCGTCAACTGACTTCCAGTTGACGTTATTAGTGTTGTTGCGGGTAGCACCTTTAGCCGGGCTTCCCGTGGCAGTTCCGTTATCTTCTTGCCATTGTGCGATTGCTGTCATACCTTAAGCTTATCATATAATAGCGTCGCCGTGCGTGCCTGCTTGATAGAGGTGTTAGGATTGACTATTACCACCTTGGCGTCCAGCGTGCCTAAACTGTTCAGCCCGCCAAAACCGATGAATAACTTATTGTACATAATCCGATAGAGTAATTCGGCTGACCGCATCTTGTGCTCAGTCATAATAAAATGACCACCGATAAGGGATATATAAGCATCTCCGTCGGGGTCAAAATTGACGGTGAGCATGTCGGTGTTGTCTTTGTCGTACAGCTTAAACCAGATAAGATAATGTGAACGTCTAGTGAACTCGTGAGGGTCACCATGTAGATACCAGACTAATCGGTTTAGTGCCTCCTCATGGTTACCGCCCTGTTCAATAGCGTGGCCGTCTCTGAACAGGGCAGTCCAAACAAAAGGGGCTTTAGGCGTTATTGTCCATCTTGTTCTTTTCATAGTTCTTTGAGCTGATACCCAAAATTGTGCCCAGGCAGGTAATGACCGCCCCTGCGATGATAGTGACTACTTCAGTGGCAGGCAGTCCCAACGCTACAGCAATAGTGGTGTAGCAGGCTAGCAACGCAGGTAAAATGACCTGTACCGCTAACTTTAATCGGTCATAAGTCTTGTTGTTTAGTTCTAAGTTATTCATAGTTCCTCCTTAATAACATTCTCCATAAATCTCGCCAGTCGATAGATTGCGTCTGGCGATATAGCATCTCATGCCTGAGTTACCTCTATAGCTAATCCAGCGATAACCGTTGATATCGATATAGCCTTCATAGTTGACTGTTTCACCAGGTGCTAACGTGCCTACGACAGCACCAGCTCCGACAGACGGGTCACGCCTAATGTTCATTGTATCGGTAGCCTTAAAGGTGGCGTGTTGCTCGACCAGCGTCTGAGCTCCCGACGGCTTAGCCTCATCAGGGCTGACTTTACCTAAATCAGGCAGTAGATAAACACCGCCAAAAATAGAGACATGAGCAAACCAGCCGTGAACGTCAGATACTAGCCACCTATCGTCACCGTCTACCACCTCGCCGTGCACATAGCCCTTCATCTTGACCCAGGTATTAGCAGGGTAGGTAGCCATTATCTCACCAGTTAGAGACGGCTTATTGCGCCAGTTGCCATTATAGTCATGATATAGCCACATGCCAGGATTGAGAGATTGACTAGCCAATCTAGGCACTGGCACTTTTGATTGCTCCGGTGCGGTGAAAGTGCCGCCATTTATGATAGCGTTAGCCTTATCTACTACATACTGCCCCCTTGGTGTACTTTTAAGCACGCCAGGGCAAGCCGTCGGGAAAAAGTCACTGTGATGGAATACATTCTCGCCTATCTTCAGCCCCCTCCAACCTAGATATTTAGCAATATTAGCTACCAGCTCTGCGCCGGTGTCTAAAGTCTCTCGGGCAATGTCCCAGCCCGGTGCGCCTGTAGAGTTGACAAACTCGATGCTGATTGAACGCTTATTCTGCTCCCAATTACCCACCGCCCAGGCCGTGTTCTGAGGCTCGACGTATTGACAGACTTGCCCGGGTGACACGCCATAGTGAGTACTGGTGGCAATGTTTCTATTCTGAAAAGTCGCTCCAATGCCCGCAAAACTGGTTGTAGCGGCGTGATGCAAAACAATCTTATCTACTGTAGCCCCATCCCTGCCAATGGTGTGGTTGGGTGATAGCCACTTCTGTTCAAAGTACGCCATCTATTCCCCCTTGCCCATAGCTTCCAATTCCTCGGGGTCTACGGGGATAGCCACCTCTAATTCTCCAGGTCTAATGTCCATTATTTTATTTCCCTCTCCTTGACCACTGTCATGGTCTTAGTTACTTGTGCCTTAAGCTCATCCAGCTGGCTTTGGTAGTGATTAGTGATAGATATCATTATCACCGTCACAAAGCCTGCTCCGACAATCTTAATTAGTGAGTTTTCCAGTACTTGAGATAGTTTACCGATTAGTGAGTTATCTTTAACGGCTAATCTGGTCTCTATCTGAGCGACTGAGGCTTGTATATGGTCTAGGCTCTGAGCGTGCTCCCCAAGCTCCTTAGACAGGTCACGCTCAAAGGTGTCTAGACGTCCTCTAAGTTCTCCAATCTGCCGACTAACTTCATCCATACCCTCATTTTAGCAACTACTTGCTATTTTTTGGCGGTCTTCCGACAGGCTTCTTGAACTTTATCTCTTTAGGTGCTTCGGGCTCATCCTCGTCAGCAAAACCTAGAGTATCGATATCGTCAGCGATGTTCTCACGCATCTGTGCCAAGTCCTCGGTCTTGACCTCGACGGGGGCTGGTTGGTGCTTGTTGTCTATCATATCGATTAGCTCCGCCACGTCGACCTTGCCCTTGTAGACACGTGGGATAAACTCACGCATAAACTCGGGGTTATTGAACATGATAACCACGTCACCATCTATCTGTACGTAACGCTTGTACATTCGCTCGATAGCCACATAAGCCTCTCCGCCTGTTACTGCGGTACTCTCGCCAGGATTGAGCACCTTCTTATCTTGTACGCCGTGATAAACACGCTTGCCTGCACCTGAGGTCTGCTCCGACTTAGGTTGCTTGGCGGGATTAGCGTATACCCACCCCATAGAATACTTGAACGGGTTGGTTAGCTTAACATAATCGCTCGGCTCAAACATACCTCGCAAAATCTCACGCATTGATTGAGATGAGGCTACTTCAGTCCCCCTCGTGCTTGAGTCAAGGTCTTGAGTTAGCGTATCTTCTAAGTTGTCGCTCTGGTCTGTATTACTTGTGTTTTCTGCCATATCCCTCCTTTATTCAAAATCATCCAGATAGTAATCTATTATGTCGCTCGGCATTGTCCCTGGTGGGAAAGTGTGCCTCTGTTCAGGCATAGCTTTACCCTTTGCCCCACCGTTGATGTTAGTTGACTTAGCCTTACGCATCTTGTCTGTCGGGGTGGTAGTGGGTTTAGGCTTTAGCGCATCGGGGTACTGAGCCTTGTATAGATAGGCTGCGGTCTCGATAGAGATGTTCTCACCTTGACGATGATGCTGTTCCCATAAACCAAGCACGTTGTTTACATAAGCCAGCTCTGCCGACCCCTCATACTCTTTACTGCCACGCTCGCCAGGTATTTTAGGCAAAATACCACTAGCCTGTAGCTTCTCGACGCCCTGTACTATCGTCTGAGCCTCACGTTGCCGTTCTAGCTCTCGATTGTAGTCCTCGACAGCTTTAGTTACCTGAGCGTTGAGTTGTTCTGCTCGATAAACTTGAGCGGGTAGCTCCTTAGAGTAGAATTGCGTCTTTTCCGCCTCATCAGCCCACTCAAAGTCAGGTGGTATCTGGTCGTCAGACTTGACCCTTAGAATACCGTCCTTGCCTCTAATGGTCAGATAAGGTAACTGGTTGTAGATATACTTGCCCTCTTCGGTCATTCTTGACCACACAGCGTCAGGTAACTCTCTTGGTTGACTAAAACGGGGGTCTTCGGGCTGAGGCTGGTCTTGCTTCTTGGTAGCTACCATACCTCGTCGTTCAAGTTCAGCTTGCAATACCTCGTCACTGATTGACTGAGGCTGTTCCTGCTTTTTCGGGGCTTCTGGTTCTTGTTTTTCCTTAGGCGGTTCAGGCTCGGATTGCTCATCTTTTTGTTCGCCTTCACCCCCCTGCTCATCCCCCTGCTCTTGGTCGGGTTGCGCTTGGTCAGCCTCATCATTCTGAGACTCTTCCTGATTAGCATCAGACTGAGCTTCGTCTTGGTTGGTATCTGATTGCCCCTCGCCCTGAGCCTCTTGCTCCGGCTGTTCTGGCTGATTATCCTGTCCAGTATCGGGCTGTTCGGATGACTCATCGTTAGCCAAAGCACTCTCTAAGATATCGGCGATATCGCTCATCTATCTCCTTTCTTATTACAATTTTAGTCTATCTTAAAATGTTGTTTATGTCACTATGCGTTATCTGAGCCGTTTTGACCACTGAACAAACTGGATAAGACGCCTGCTCCGCCTAAACCAAGTACGTATGGATTGACAAGCCGTCGTCCTCTCTTAGCCATGTTGCCAAGGTAGGATTGGATACCTTCATCAACGTTGTAGGGCTGGATGTTCTTGACGCCTAGCTTGCCCAAATTATCCATCACCTCGCCAGAGACGTCGTCTGGTACTAAAGCTCCATAGAAGTTGCCACCTGGCTCGATACGTCTGAGCTTAGCCTCAAAGTATGGTACAGGGATATTCTTCAGGGCGGTACGCAAATCATCAACTTGCGGTCTGACGCTTTTAGCAACGGGTAGGCGTCCCTCCACCATCTCGGATAGGGCTAGAGAGGGGGCATAATCACTCGGTATATCTTTCTTGCCAAGCATGTCTTTTATCCGCTCAAACTCGTCACGCATGGCGTCATAAGACGGATTGGATAGTTCATAACTCATCAGCCGATTAGCTTGTTTATAAAGCGGGGCAGTTGATTGGAACTGCTGGTTGCTGTTGATAACCATGTCATTATATGGTTCGTTGTACCCTACTCGATTGACGACTGAGCCCTGGCTCATAAACTTGTCGATATTTTCGGGCGTGTACGGCTTGGTCACCCAATTGCCACTGCTGGTTTTAGCGTCAAAGACTCGTTCACCCTTAAGCCTATCCACCATATCATTGATGAACACTTGGTAGTCATCGCTATTAGCTAAGTCGGGAGTGTAAATCATCTCCGGGTCTTTTTTAATGGTTCGATAAAGGGTGAACAGTCCGTTTCTTGGGTCGTCTAAGCCGATGTTGTTGGCAGCAAACCCCGCATCGTCCACCCCGTTATCTCTGAGCACCTTAGCTAAAGCCTTCTCGTTGACAGTTGTTTTAGCTGTAGGTACGGTCGGCGACCAAATGTCTCGGTCAGCAATAACCGCCTTACCTGCGGTCGGTGATAATTGATTGCGATTAGCTACCATGACAATATCGCCATAGTCAGGATACAATGTCCCCCCACCTCGTCCTGGGGCGGTGACAGCTAAAGACGGGTGCATAAAACCACCCATCTCGGTCGCTTGGGCTAACTTTTCGGGCGATATCTGGTGGGTAGCTATCAGGTTACTGGCAGAGTCAAGCCCCTCATCCAAATGGTTCTTAATGCCGTTAGTAGCAATCCTAACAGCATCGTCGCCATAGTTCTGCGCTACCTTTTCAGCGATATCATCGCCACGCCCTTTGAGTATTCTCTTAAATAAACTGCTTAAGACGCTCATTCTAGCCTCCTAACAATCCACCTAGCGTACTAATGGTGTCTTGAGGTATACCTGCGTCTTGGATAGACACAGGGGCTTCTTGGTTGGGTACGGCGGGAATATTCTGGATAGGTGGTTGCTCGGGCTGAGCTTGGTCAGGTGGCATCGGTGGTTGCTGTTGCTGAGCCATCATCTCTGGCGGCACTTCAGGCGGTTCAGGGGTAATCGGTATGCTCGGGTCTACCAGTAATCCAGCTTGGTCAGCCTGCTCCAGTCTCACTCGGTTACCTAAGTCAATCACGCAACCTTGTATATAGTCCAGCAATCTCTTCTGTCGGTCAGGTTTAGCATATAAGAATTGGTCAGTCATCAGTAACTTACGCATAGCTAAGATATAGCCAGGCTCGATATCTTGACGTGGCTCGGCATTATTACCGCCCATAATGGTAGCAAAATCGATATAAGCTTCACGGTTGTTCACCTCGGTCTTGACATCGCTAACCAGGCTGGTCGGGTCTACCTTGAACTTGACTAAAGCTTCGTAACGTTTATCGGCATCATGTAGCGACAGGTCTTTGAATAAGTTGTACGGGTCAATCAGCCCCATCTTAGCCATCGCCATAGCTACGTTCTCTCGTCTCTCACGGTCTACCTTGAGCAATGAGCCATGTGAGATAGAGATAGAGGCAATATCGGGCATAGTAGCTCTGGATAGTTCAGTGTAGACAAACTTGCCGTCAGTGTCTCTGGTGGCAAAGGGGTGTTTTTCGTCATAGTAAACTTTCATCATCTGAACCAGTAACTTAAAGTAGCTGTCCAGGCTCATCTCGATAGCACGCACAATCTCATCCTGTCTACCGCTAGCTTGAGACTTAATCATCTGAGCTTCACCTAAAGTATTGACGTTGTCGTTGTCGTTACTGCCTCTAAACTGGCTTGGCGCACCTAAAATATCGTGGATAGCATTCTTGATATCCTGTTTATCGTTTATGACGTAATTAGGCAATAGGTGTGGTTCTATCTCACCATAGGCACTGCTGACAGGCTGTTCAGGTGCTGTCTCCAACAATATCTTCTGATTAGGGTCTCGGGTGATATTCTCTGCCGTCTCCTGCTTGATTGCCCCAGCCTTAAAAACCAGGATAGAGTTAGCCGTATCGGCATTTTCAACAATCTGTCGTCCCCGCTTATTCAAAACGTCTTGTAATGGTATAACCTGTTCCAGCGGGGTGGTCTGGTCAATCAGTGATGAGCCGTCATTGATATAGTTAAAGAAGATATACGGTTTTGTCGGTCTGTCTAAGAAGTTATTGACAGCTACACCCTCACCGTCATAGAGATAATTCGGGTTTTTCATTTTATCAAAGACGACATTCTTGTAATACCAGGCTACACATTCCTGCTCGCCATAGTCAGCCGTATCATCAGTAAACCATATCTCGTTATAGGCTATCATCTCGTTAAGTAGCTTTTGACTCCATCGCTCTCTGCCTAAGGCTTTGAGTAGTGCATCTTTTTTGTCAGGGAATTGTTTCACCAGCTCGCCCGTACTCTTCAGGCACACCTCACAAATAAACCGTGGCTCTTCACCTAAGAGACAGTTTTTATCCAAAATCACTCTGGCAGGATCAACAGCGACAGGCTTGATATCATTCGACTTTTCATCCCACATCAGCTTAATAATGCCGACTCGCTTCAGATACATATTCTTGACGGCAGACTTTATTTTTTCAGCCAACCTGTGACGTTCAGTGTGAATATTGATAGCCCGCTCCAAATCTTCAGCCATAACCATTGACTGAGTCTTGTCGTTGTCTGGTACGACCTCGCATGACGGCTCTGAGGCGGTAACGTAAGCCATGATAGCCTGTACGTCGACAAAGATAATATTCTCCTGATACGGTACTTGATGAGGATAAAGCAACGTCTTGTCTATCTGCTTGCCCAGAAAATACCGCTCGTTCTGGTTGCGTACGTTCTCCAAATTATAGCCGTCCGTATCATTCCAGTAGCTATTGCTGTCATCAATCCAGCGTCTAAAGTTAGAGATGAGCTGTCTATCGTCGATATCAAGCTTTAAGACAGCCTGCTCATCTACGACGTCTGTCTGGTCAGTAATAACGTTTACTGAGGGGTCATGAAAGAGTGGTTGCTGATTATCATTCATATTATGGCTATCATAACACGCTATAGCCGTTTCACCACTGTCTAAATAGTGCGCCAGTCACGTTTTGGCTGATTAGCCTCTTTGACCAAGCGTTCAATATCTAGCCCCACGTCTTTGTACACATTATGTAGTCCGACGACAAACGACGGCGTCACCTTCTTGATTATCTGGCTACGATTGACTAATGAGCCTCTCACTCGGTCAGCCGTCAGTAGTGTGTAGAATAGGGCATCTAAAGCGTGGTCAACGTTATCCTTATCCAGCTCTTCACCGCCTGTCTCTTTAGCGTAAACAATGGTCGGTAGTGTTTTTATTAGATAGTTACAGGTGCGGTGAAAGAGTAATGACGGCTCATTATCTAAGGCGTTAGCAAACATGTTGTGCAACGTGTCGATAGCACTGATCTTCTTGTCCCTCATCATCTTGTCAGCTCGCACATAGATAGGTCTGATGTCTGGTGGCAACAAATCGGTCTGCTCCTTAAACGCTTCAGCGATAGTCTTATCAGCCCCACCAGAGTGAGCATAGGCATCGTGTGGCATGGCAAAAACATCGACAGGGTCTTTCTCTTGGATGCGGGCAAACTCTTTAGCCCACCACTCTGAGCCGTGGTGATTGCCGTGTTTCTCTCTAAAGATGAACGCTCGCTCTTTACCGTCACCTATTTTGTCAAACATCGCCCACAGTAGCACACACTCATCGTTGTAGCCCCAGTCCATACCACATATTTTCCACGACGACTTGTATTGTTTTTGAGTTATGCCGAACTCGGCAAACTTATCAAACACGTGCCTTTCAGTGCTAAAGTCGTCAAAAACAGCACCGAACTGAACGTCCCATGACCCGTTACGCCAAGCCTCATATAGCTCAGGATTAGTCTGTTTTAATCCCTCTAACTGCCTAACGTATTCAGGGTCAGCTTTCATTAGGATAGGATTGCTGTCGATTGTGGCTGGTATATACGCTCGCCATAAGCCAGTATGCTTGTCAATGACGACCTGCCAATGAGTTTCATGCTCTTTACCCTCATAGTCATACCACTTGTAGGTATTGTGAACTACGTCGCACAGGTCAGTATCAGGGGTAACAAAACGTTCTTTAACCCACGCCATACCCACACCGCCAGGGTTAGTGGTGCTGAACACCTGAGGGTATAAATCGCCATATTTACTTCTAGCTGAGCTGATAAGTCTGAGGTACATATCCTCGTATGGTATCTGGGTCAGCTCTTCAATATTGATACGGCAATACTCATGCCCCTGATATTTAGTGTAGCTATCCTCGTCGTTCAGGTGACCACCAAGCAATCTGCCTCTGCCTTTGCCTGTAAACAGAAGGGGCTTGTGCGTCGTTTTAATTCCCAAAAATTGATACGCCTCTTTAGCTCGCCACTCAAAATCAGTTAAATCATCAGCATTTCGTCTAATGACTAACTGTTTAGCTCTCTTATTAGCCAACCTAACGCCAAGCAATGCTATTGATAAATCAGTCTTACCACCGCCTCTTGCCCCGCCGTATAAAATCTCACGAAAACGCCTATCACTAGCTACAGCTGAGGCTAGCGTCTGAGGTCCAGGCATCGGCACCCAATAACCTGATGAACGTAACTTGTTAGCTTTGTCGTTCCCCAGTGTCTTGAGGTTGCTTGACGTCACCTTGGTCAATCTGTCGCCCCTTTTCATCAATAAAGTCCCGACCTGACACTGGCAATATAAAGCCTCTGACGCTAGTCATCTTAGCGTCGATATCAACGTCAATCTTGCCATTTAGACTGTTCTCAGACTTCTTACCGTAAATAAAATCGTATAGCTTCAACAATCTATCGCTAGAGACTTTTATCTTCTCGCCCGGCGAATTCCTGACGAAAATCTCTTTCAAAACGGCGATATCTAAGACGTCGCCAACTCTAGCAGTGCCGTCAAACTCATCGTTATCTAATCGTCTAAACAAGTCCTTCAACTGCTCATAACTAACGTCGTTCAACAGTATCTCTAGCCGTCCACGTGGCGTCCGCTCTTTCTTCCAAGTGCCATTCGCACGTTTTCCGACGCCGATTGCAAAACCACTCTTGCCGTCTGCTCTTTTGCTCATAAACTAATTATACCTTATGACGTCAACCTGATGATGTTATTACAATGACGAATGTGGTTAAAACGCTTGCGTTTTAACGAGCGCTTTGCTATTATAATAGTGTCAAGTTAATAAGGAGGACAACATGACAACTACAGCTAAAGACATCGCTTTTAAGGAGGCATACGCCACAAACGTAACAGTTTCGTATTCAGCTGGCGAATTTATTCTGCCAAAATGGTTCATCAACAAAAATCTTTCACAGAACCAAGCGTACGCAGTCAGCGTTGAGGGCTGTGGAGAAGCGGTCAAAGAGACTGAGAAGGCTATTGATATCGAATTCACTACCGACTACGGAAAGGTGTGGCTGTGGTGCCCAAAATCAATTCTTAAAACAATCGATGAAGTTGCAGATGAGTTGCTTGAAAGCGCGAAAAAGTTCAATGATAAGATGAATAAGCGTGCTGAGCTAATTGAGAGAATGAGGGCTTTGGGCATCAAGGGCATCAGCAATCATCAGCGAACTGAGACGATTTTCAGCAAAGCGAAAGAGCAAGGCGTTGATGTTTCTGATATCGTAAAGTGGTACTTTAATAAATAAGAAAGGACAGAATTATGAGAGCATCAGTTTACAGAAGATTACAAGAACAGAGAATAATAGAATTGTCAAGGCTTGCGGTTTCAGCCGGGCTACTGGTGATTTTGAGCCTAATCTTCATCATATCTTTTGGATGTGCGCTAGCCAAGTTTAACTAGTCTCATCTAGTTCAGACGCCTCTTCTACAGTAGTAGAGGGGGCGTTTTCTTTTGGTGCAAAGCCATAATCTTTGGCACTGTCAGGATAGTAATCGATGAAGTCTTGGTTGGGCGAGCCATCAGGATTGTGAGGCTGAATTAGTTCATGGGCGTGAGCTATCGCCTCGTTAGTTAGTTGGTTGTCTTGACTAATGGTGCTTATGGTTGTATTAAATGAGTTAGATATAGACTGCTTCTCATCACGAGCAATCAGTCTGTTATCTAGCGTTATTGTCCATCCAGCCATAGCTTGCGCCCTCTTCTATTTCACGTGAATGTTCAGCTCTAATCTGAGCGGGTGTTTTAGTGCCGACTACGCCAGATACTTTTCTGAGAGGTAATTGATTAGCCCCCTTGAACGGATCGGTCACTTTGCCTGTTGCGCCATAGCCTGGTACTAAAACTCTAATAGCTCTCTCATTTAAGTCATCTAATCGTTTAGTAGCATCACGAATGTCCATGTCTAGGTAGTGGACTTTAACTGCTACTACTATCTGTAGTATGACAATAGCGATGAATGATACAGCTTCTATCATTTTAATCTAAGTCCTTTTCAAAAGGCAATGCTACTTTGATACTAAGCAATTGCTTGACGGCACTGGCTGAATTAGCTACTGCTTCTTTAATAGCCAAGGCACTGTCAAGAACGCCAGCTTCTCTCATATCTTTAATCTCATCTGTTGTCAGATCTAAGCCTTGTTTTATTTTAGTGCAATCATCAGAAGTGATCAGACTGTAGATGTTTTTCAGATAATTCAAGTTTTGAGAAGTGAGGGCGATATCTCTGAGTGCTGTGCCTGCGCCGTAAAGTGCGCCATGTTTTTTAGCTGAAAGAACAGCGCATACGCCATCATCTATTCTTAGTTTAGCCTCATGCCGTTCAGCTAAAGTATTAGCCCCGACAGAGATTTTAACTGTTTTAGATTTTAGACGCTTTTGGCGGTCTTCAGGTAGCTTTTTAATATAGCTGTCAAGGTCTTGATTTTGTGAGCCATTTAGAACAGTTTCAGTGCTTGTGACTTGAGCATTTTCAACCATGCCTAAGTACTCTTCTGAGAATTGTTCAGGCGAGAGAGTAAATGGTTTACAGTTAGAATATTTTGCGACGTCTTGTAAGAACTCATCACGATTTTTGAAAGGCGGGGCAACAATTGAGACGTCGAGTTTACCTGCTAACTTGTTGGAGACGATAGTTTCAAGTGCTTGACCTATGACGTCAGCGATGAGAATTATTCCTTGCCCCGGCTTAAGCTTAATCGCTCGCTCAAGGATTGGAATGATATCGCTGTCGGTCTTGACAGTTTTGGGCAAAACTATTACGAGAGGATTATCGTAATAACTCTTGAAAGAAGTCAAGTCATTAGCCAGAGCGATAGTTGTTAATCCTTGAGTGAAAGCAAAGCCTTCTACGATATCGACGTCGATCTGAGGCAATTCTTGTTCAGATACGGTAATAGCACCGCCGTCAGAATTAGCAACAGCTAAGTCGACAGCTTGAGCAAGTCGCTCATCGCCTGTCGCCGTTAGAGCAATATCGTAGTAATCTTTGTCAGTCAGATCAAACGATTTAATCGTAACTGTGTCAAGTCTCTTCAAGACGTCAAGCGTGTCGTAGTCAATCAAGCTGTTTAATTCACGTGGTGAGATATCTTTTGACATAGGGCGATAGTTGTCATAAGTGAGTTTAGTTAAAACTACTGTTAAAGTAGTGCCATCGCCAGCTTTTAGATCTGTTTTAGCACTAGCTTGACGAGCAATAGAGATAGCGGCGTTTTCAATTGGATCGGCTACTTGTAAGCTAGCTATGTTGGTAATTCCGTCATGGGAGACGGTCGGTTCGCCATATCGATTTTCGATCAGGACATTGCCCGAGTTAGCCCCAAAAGCGCAGATAGCTGTGTCATAGATTTTAGTCAGACCACTCTTTATCTTAGACGTCAAGTCGTCACCTGTTACTACATTTCGCACTAAATTAGTTTTTGGCATTGCACCCCCCCCTAAGTAAACTTATAGCCCATTATTTTATTATTCTGAATAAAGACGTAACGCTTGTCGTTAATCACGATCGGCTCGCCCGATTGATAAGGCTGAAAATAAACTGTTGTGCCTTGAGGACGAGCAATAGCGTCTTTGCCCGAACTTTTAATAAGAGTACCTTCTGTGATCTGCTCGTACTTTTCACGAGAAAGCGTCAAGCCTGAGTCGCTGGTAGACGGCAGTTCCACTAAAGTGTAGCCAGGTGTCGGTTCTAACAATTTGTCCTCCTTTACAATCATAATTACTACTGTTATTTTACTAAAAATGACGCTATATTGCAAGCGTCATTTAGTTGATCGAGGTGATCGGTTAAGCTATTTTGCCACCACCCGCTCTGATCCAGGTGTAATCGCCGGCTTTAGCTTTGACTTCCATAACACCGAGAGCCTCGTTGCCGGTTGCACCCTTTACCACACCATTGAAAGCGTTACTGTCAACAGAGACCGGGGTGTTAGCCGATACGTCAAAGTCGAGAGCGTCAGCCAGGCTGATATAGCCGTTAGTATTTACGCCCTGAACCAGATACTGCACGTTAGCGATCGTGGCGATCGCATCTGTGAACTTGACCACCTCATCAGCCGTGAAAGTCGCAGCTATTTTTATGGTCGACATGCCGGCTGAGGCAGCCTCAGCGTTGCCGGTCTTGTTACTTTTTTGAGCAATCACCTTGTCGCCAGCGACGACGTCGCCGCCGATCCTACTGTAGCGATAAACTCGACCATCAGCCGTGCGGGCGAACTTTCCTAAAACTTCTTGCTGCACATCTGATACGGCGTGAATATCGCTGTTATTCAATACATTTCTTATATTAGCCATAAACCTTCCTTTCGTTTATAAAATCATAATAGCAGAGAAAGTAGCTGATCGGCTGGTCAAGCTGCTTTTATACAGCAACATTGATTATCGTTTTGTCAATATAAAAAAGCACCAGCAACGAGATATGAAGCTTGAGGACAACATGACCGACGCTGATGCTTATGTCATTATAGTAGCGCAGATCGCCCAGTAGGTCAATACGAGTTATCCACAGTTTATGTTTTTATTACATCGTTATCATAGTGCTTGAGCCTTGCTTTTCTGAAAGTGCTTTGCTATTATAATAATGTCATTTAACAAAGGAGGACAACATGACAGAAGTAGTTGATATAAAGAAAGCTATCAGAAGCTATCTGAGCAGCAATATTAAGAAGCAGATAGCGATCGAGAATAGAATTATCGGTCATTATCTGGACAGAAATGCGTGCTATATCAGCGACGTAGCGATTATCAAGTACTATTTAGCTGATGATCCTGACGTAGAAGAAATTTTGCAACTTTTCAATATTAGAGATACAAAGCAGAACAGAGAAGAGTTTTATCAGATGCTACTCGATTGTCTTGACAAGCGAAGGATTGCCGTCAAGATATGGCGCAAGCGCAACAACAGTAGTGCGTTTATGAACGATTATGATGTTGAGCTAGGTGTATTCTATTTGACATATCAAGATCCAAGACATGCGCTATCAGACGAATACGCAATTGTTCGTAAAGAGATGGTCAAGAATGCTATGACTAAAGTTTTCTTTAGCCACAAGCTATATCAGACTAGACAAGATATTCTTAAACGTGTCGAGAAAGTAGCTGTTGAGGATAAAGATTGGGACAAGAATCCCGGCATGAAAGCAACGGGTGAGTTGCAAGATGTCTCTAAAGAGGTAGTTGATGCTGTATTAGACACGTTAAAGCTGACTATGCACGATATCATTTACGAAGCGGTTGGTTTAGGCTGGTTTGAAAGCAAAGACTCTCTTATAATTCGAGACATGAGCTGGGTAGCTTACGAGATTGTTGAGAAGTTGGCTATCGAGGCTAGGCTTGGCGTATCGGATTATCTTTACTACAGATAATTAGTAAAAATTATACCCTCTTGCAAAAAGAGGGTATAATCTAGTTTAGCAGTTAGTTAAAACTAAAGGAGGTTATTATGACTGCAGATAACAACACACCTGGTTTTATTGTACCAGATGTAGGTGAGAAGTCAAGATTTAGTATTGTGCCGTTTGACACGACGATACTTTATGATAATTGTATTACCAATAATCAAAAGGTGATCTTCTTCTACTACTGTCAAAGCAATGTCATAAGCGAGACGGCTGAACAGGTCGGTGCTTTTCTGGGGCTCAGTGCCCGGACGGTGAAAAATGCTTGGAAGATTTTGGAAGAAGAGGGCTATTTAGAACTTGTTGAGCGCAATGGTCGAGTGCGAACGTATTCGACCATTTTCAAAAATGCCTGGTTTTTGGGTAATGAGAATGACAAGATTGGACCGATCACAGACGAGCAACGGTGTGCATACGCCAAGCGGGTGCTTGATCGAGAAGTTGAAGAAGAGTTTGGCAAGCCGAACGATGGCGTCAAAATGTATGTATCCATCATGCAGAATGACGAGTTGACAAGGTCTGAAAAGGTGGTCTTAGGCAGGATGATGAATACCGATAATGATTTATACGCCGAGACAGCCGAAGATATGGCTGAGTGTCTAAACTTACATATCTCTACAGTCAATCACGCCCGAGCTAAGCTCACTAAGCTTGGTTACATTGAGAAAGTTGAACGGAAGTTTGGTCGAACAATCTACAAAGTAAATGAAGATAAGGTCTTTAGGAAGGAGGCTTAAAGGATGGATAACAACAAGGATGAGCAATATACCGTATTGCCGTCGCACATTTACACGATGGTTGATTTAAGCCTAGCCGAGCGAATGACGCTATTTAGGCTGGTCAGTTTTCAAGGTGCGACGTATTTTGAGTCGCCCGAGAATACAGCAGAAGTCATTGGCGTGGGCGTCGACGTCGTCAAGCATGCCCGAGCCAAGTTTGTCAAAATGGGGTTCATTAAGAAGATTGATTTTAAAAACAATCGGACTGTCTATCAAGTAAACGCCAAAACAATCTTAGAGCATTGTCAAGGGGCTAAAAAAAGTGTAAATAATGCAAAAGTTGCTAAACAAGAAGTGAGCTCAGACCAAACAAGAAGTGAGCTCAGACCAAAAGTTCAAAATGATACATATAATACTAATAAGGAAGATGAATACAATATAACCCCCCTAAACCCCCCCACGGGGGGCTGTGTGGGGCAAAAAAATAAAAATGATGAAAAAGACGAGGTTGACAATATCTTCAATTTATGGCTTAGCTGTTTTGGGCTTTCAGAGCGTAAATTGACGCCAGGTCGTCAGGCGAAGATAAAACGCCGTTTGAAGGATTGCGGTAAAGACCAGCTTGAGCTGGCTATCCGTAACGCTAGCCAGGACTACTTTTACCGAGGTGACAATGACCGTGGGTGGCAGGCGGATATCGACTACATCTGCCGTTCAGCCGAGATTGTCGAGCGGTTGGCGAACATGACGCCTAGAGCCGAAAAGAAGCTGAATTGGTGGGAGAGAAAACAGAAAGAAGAAGATGAAGAGCGTGAGGAAAGAATTAAGCATCCGAAGTATGACGAATTTGGTAGAGAGGTGCGAAGCGATGAAGCAGGGAACTTGGTTTATGTTTAGTGGGAAAGAAGAGAGGATTTTTGGTTAAAAGAGAGGGAGTTTTATGAGAATGAGATCAGATCCGCCGATGAGATATGATAGCGAAGCGAAAGAATGGCGTGTTTTGTGGGAATGGCGAAAAAAGTTTGTCAGAAAACGTGATCAGAACAATGCTTTTATCAAGGGTGATAGCTGGTTTAAGTTGGCAGAGATGAACGGCGGTGATTGGTGGGCGTGGCGAGCAGTGCCCGAGATCAGAAATGGGCAGACGTTTTATCCTGAAAGCTCAGAGCCCGTGAATAGCTACGACGAGATTAAGCTGGGTCGGATGCTGGCTCAGCGTCACTCATATCTATGAGTTATCAACATTGCGTTGTAAATAAAGTCATGATCGCATAAGCATACCGCTTGACTTTCTATAAGCACTATGAGACAATAATAATGTCAAAGAAAGGAGGACAACATGAACGACGACAATGGTAATGAGATCAAGGGGCTGGCGGTAGCCTATGATGGCTGTCACAAGATCTATATCTGTGAGACTGAGGCTGATATCGATCGGATGAAAGAGCTGAACTATCAGATCCACGATATGAGTGAGCTGAATGATATCTACAACAGGTCTTGTAGCTTAAGGTTTATCAACAGCGCAGATCTGAAGAAGTGCTTTGTGGCACAAAGATTGGATGACGACGATGAATACTAACAACAACGCCATTGTGCCTCTTGATAAGTATTTGCGTCAAAACGCAATCCAGCAACGCTTGTTGGAGAGGCTATCCGAAAGTGAGATGAGAAGCTTTGCCGCTGAACTGATGGACGTTTACAAAAGCAATCCAAAGTTACAGCAGTGCCCGCCCGCATCGGTAACGTCAGCCGGTCTGATCGCTAATACGATCGGACTGTCGCCGAATAGCAACCTAGGGCTAGCTTATCTGATCCCGTACTGGAATGAGAAAAGCAATTGCTACCGCTGTCAATTTCAGATCGGTTACAAGGGTCTGATCCGGCTAGCTTTGGCGTCGGATGCTTATTCACGAGTAAATGCTAGCGACGTCAAAGAAGGTGAGCTGGTTAGCAGGGATCGGCTAACAGGTGAATTTGATTTTGATTGGGAGATGGACGAGATTGCACGTGAAAAGTTAAAGACGATTGGCTATGTAGCTTTTTTCAGGTTGAACAACGGTTTTGAGAAAACGCTATACATGACTAACGAAGAGTTGTACGCTCACGCTAAGAAGTTTTCAAAAAGCTTTGGCGGTAAGTATCCAAAGAGCAGTCTTTGGCATACCGATTTTGAGTCGATGGCTAAGAAAACTGTATTGAAGCTGTTGCTGAGTAAGTTTGGACCGATATCGCCAAAGCTATCGATGGCGATCCGAGATGATCAGAAAGTTGACGGAAAGTACGTCGACAATCCGAGTAGCGATCACGAAGGTGCTGATTTTCAAGCTAAGCGATCTGAGATGAAAAATAACCTAAAGAAGAAGGAAGGCAGAAAGACTGAACACATAGAAGAAGCAGAGATTGTTACTGATGAGAGTCAGATCTCTGAAGAAGAATTAGAGTCGATATTTAACAGTTGTGAGGGAGGATACAATGGTTAAAATAATACCCATATCACAAGATACCGAGCGTGATGCCTGGTTAGAGTTTAGGCGAGGCAAAATTACGGGGACATCAATCGGCAAGCTTTATGGCAAGACTAGAAGCAAAGTGGATAAAGAGCAATATGGCGTTTTCAACGACAAGCCTAACCAAGCTTTGTGGAAAATTGTTGCTGAACGGATCGCTGTCGGCGATGATGGCGAGCCACCCCGAGAGAGAGGAATAAGGCTTGAGCACACAGCTTGTAAGCTAGCAATTAAGAAACTTGGACTGAAGCACGGCGAATATAACGGCTATGTTTTTCAATCTGAAGTATCAGAATACGCCATGTCGTCACCTGACAATTTTGAACACGTTGACAAGCCGACTTGGTTGATGGAGATTAAATGCTTGTCAACAGCTAATCACTTGAAGATGATTTTTGAAGGAGTCGTCGACGAAGAGTATCGCTGGCAAGTAGCTGATAGTTTTCTGAACTGCCCAAGTGCTAAAGTACTCTATTTTGTCTTGTTCGACCCAAGAGTGGTAATTGATGAACTGGTGTTGCATATTATCACTGTGAAACGTGAAGATATCACTGATGATATTGAGACATTAGCTAAAGTGCGAGACCGAGCGTTGAAGCAGATCGACAACATTTTGGAACAGTTGAACGATATCGCTAAGAACAAGACGAAAGAGGAGGGCTTGCTAGACGATGACGATATTAAGGCGATTGGAGCTGATGACGGGATCAGACAATACTACCCGGAAGAAGATGGCGAGGCGGGTGCGGAATTACCCGATCTACCAGAGTTGCCCGTATTGCCCGAAAAACCGGATGTATCAAACTCATTGCCTGGCGAATTGTCTGATGGAGAGAGAAGCTAC